TATTAGACAGAGTTATTCCAGATAAAAATGCTAAAGAAAAAGCAGCACAAGAAATTGAAAAAGCTCTTATTGATAATGCAGCACAGTTAAACTTAGCTCAAGCAGAAACTAACAAAGTAGAAGCATCACATAGATCAGTATGGGTTGCAGGTTGGAGACCTTGTTTAGGTTGGGTAGCTGCTTTAGGATTTGCATGGGTATTTGTATTACAACCATTAATTATCTGGATGATTACTTTATATGGTGTAGATGTACCTCTACCTAACTTTCAAACAGATGCATTACTTGAGTTAACATTTGCTATGTTAGGTTTAGCAGGATTAAGAACCTATGAGAAGCAGAAAGGTATAAGTAAATAATGGCTAAAGATCCTAGACTAGAAAGAGCAGGAGTATCAGGTTATAACAAACCTAAGAAAACTCCAGGTCATCCTACTAAGTCACATGTTGTTGTAGCTAAGTCAGGAGATCAAGTTAAATTAATTAGATTTGGACAACAAGGTAAAAAGGGTGCAGGAGCTAATCCTACTACTGCTAAAGAAAAAGCTAGACAAAAATCTTTTAAAGCTAGACATGCTAAGAATATAGCTAGAGGTAAAATGTCAGCAGCCTATTGGGCAGATAAGGTTAAATGGTAATGAGTTTAGTAGAAAATATAAATAAAAGAAAAAAAGCAGGCACTAGTAGAAGTAAAAAGAAATCTACTATAAGTGCTAAAGCATATAAAGATATGCAAAACAACTGGGGTAAATCTAAAAAGAAAAAATAACATGACTCAGATTGACCAAATCAGAGAGGCAGCAGAAGCAGATCTGCTTACTTTTATACGACTAGTAGCACCTCATTTAATGTTAGGCGCAGTTCATGAAGAATTAATACAATGGTGGTGTAGGCAAGATGCTAAAGATAACCAACTAGTATTACTTCCTCGTGGACATATGAAGAGTAAACTTGTAGCATATAGAACAGCTTGGTGGATTACTAAACATCCTGAAACAACAATACTATATGTGTCAGCTACTGCTGACTTAGCTGAAAAACAGTTATATGCTATTAAACAAATTATAGATAGTCCTATATATAGACGTTACTGGTCTGATATGATTCACCCTGAAGAAGGTAAAAGAGAAAGGTGGGCTGTTGCAGAAATTGCAGTAGATCATCCAAGACGAAAAGAGGAAGGAGTTCGAGATGCTACTTGTAAAGCTGTTGGGCTTACTAGTAATACTACTGGCTTCCACGCTGATGTTGTTGTGTTGGACGATATTGTTGTACCAGGTAATGCTTATACTTCGGAAGGACGAGAAAAAGTTGAAGCAGCTTACTCTCAATTGGCTTCCATTGAAAACCCTGGTGCTCTTGAGTGGGTTGTTGGGACTCGTTATCATCCTAGAGATATTTATGATACAATGGTTAACATGAAAGAAACTCTTTATGATGATGAAGGTGAGTTAGAAAAAGAAGAACCAGTATATGAATTGTTTCAAAGAGTAGTAGAAACAGAAGGTGAGTTTCTTTGGGCTAAACAAAAACGTAGTGATGGTAAATCATTTGGATTTGATGCAAGAGAACTTGCAAGAATTAAAGCTAAGTATATAGATCAAACTCAGTTTTATGCTCAGTACTATAATGATCCTAATAGTACAGAGACTGCAAACTTAAATGCAGAAGACTTTCAATATTATGATAGAGCAGTCTTACAAAATAAAGAAGGTGATTGGTATATAAGAGATCGTAAGTTAAATATTTATGCAGCTATTGACTTTGCTTTCTCTTTACGTAAACAAGCTGACAGTACAGCTTTAGTTGTAGTAGGTGTAGATCATCAAGCTAACTATTATGTATTAGATATAGATAGATTTAAAACAGATCGTATTGTAGATTACTACGATCACATTCTTAGAGCTTGGGAAAAATGGGGATTTAGAAAACTAAGAGCTGAGATTACTGTAGCTCAACAAACTATTGTAAGAGAGTTAAAAGAAAGTTATCTTAAACCAAATGGTATACCTCTTGTTATAGATGAGTTCAGACCTACTCGTCACTTAGGAGATAAGAATCAACGTATTAATGCAGTATTAGAACCTAAGTATCATAACAAACAAGTATGGCATTATAAAGGTGGTAATTGCCAACCTCTAGAAGAAGAACTAAGCATGAGACATCCACCTCATGACGATATTAAAGATGCTCTATCTAATGCTGTAGCTATATCTATAGTACCTAGACAACGATCAAATGGATTTGCAGTAAGCAATAGCAATGTAATAACACACTCTCGTTTTGGTGGAGTAACTTACTAAGGAAAATATATGGCAGGTAAAGTCGCACAGTTTGAAAAAGCAATTAATGCAGATACAATGGCAAGAAATCTTGCAGCTTTGTATAATCAATGGTGGATTCAAAGACAGAACAAAGAAGCAGAGTGGAGAGAATTACGTAACTACTTATTTGCTACTGATACATCTACTACATCTAACTCCAAGTTACCTTGGAAAAATAAAACAACATTACCTAAGTTAACTCAAATTAGAGATAACTTACATGCTAATTATATGGATGCATTATTTCCTAATGATGACTGGATGAAGTGGGAAGGTGCTACATTAGATGATAGTATTGTTAGTAAACGTAGAGCAATTGAAGCATATCTTAAAACTAAAATTAAAGAGTCTGGTTTTAAAGAAACAGTTTCTCAGCTTGTAGCTGATTACATTGACTATGGTAATTGTTTTGCTGATGTTACTTATATTCATCAATCTCATATAGATCCAGTAACAGGTGAAGAAATAACTACATACAACGGTCCTAAGTTAGTACGTATATCTCCATTTGATATTGTTATTAATCCTACTGCTCCTTCCTTTAAAGACTCTCCTAAGTTTACTAGATATATTAAATCTGTTGGTGAACTAATGTCAGATCTAGAAGAAGATATTACATTAGATTATGATCAAGCATCTGTAGATAAAGCTTTAGAAATTAGAAACTCGTTATCTCAATTTAAAATAGAAGATATAAATAAATCTGAAGCATTTATTGTAGATGGTTTTGGTTCATTACAAGAATACTATCAATCAGGTTATGTAGAAATCTTAGAATTTGAAGGAGACTTCTATGATTCAGTAGAAAGAAAACTACATAAAAATAAAATTATTACTATTTTAGATAGAAGTTATATTTTACGTATTAAAGATAATCCTTCTTATATAGCTCGTGATAGTAAACATCATGTAGGTTGGAGAAAGCGTCCTGATAATTTATATGCTATGGGACCTTTAGATAATCTAGTAGGTTTACAATATCGTATAGATCACTTAGAAAATCTTAAAGCAGATGCTTTAGATTTAACTATACATCCTCCATTAAAAATAAAAGGTGATGTTGAACCTTTTATTTGGGGTCCTGAACAAGTAATACATATTCCAGAAGATGGTGATGTAGAACCTATGGCTCCTAATGCAGCAGCATTTCAAGTTAACAATGAGATTGCAGCTATATTAAATGTTATGGAAGAAATGGCAGGAGCTCCTAAAGAAGCTATGGGCTTCCGTACTCCTGGTGAAAAGACTGCGTTTGAAGTACAGCAATTACAGAATGCAGCATCACGTATCTTCCAAAACAAGATTAACCAATTTGAAACAGAGTTCTTAGAACCTGTTCTTAATACAATGTTAGAGCTAGCACAACGTAATATTAATGTTCCAGAACTTGCTAAAGTTATGGATGATGACTTTGGTGTACAGGATTTCTTATCTGTTACTAAAGAAGACTTAACAGCTAAAGGTAAGATTAGACCTATAGGTGCTAGACATTATGCAGCTCGAGCACAACTAATGCAGAATATGTTAGGTGTATTTAATAGTCCTATTGGACAAGTTATTGCTCCTCACATTTCAGCTAAGAAGCTTGCTAATATGGTAGAAGAGTATATGGGTTTTGAAAAGTATGACTTCATTAAAGACAATGCTATGTTATTTGAAGGAGCAGAACAAGAAAAACTTAAACTACAAATACAGCAAGACTTACAAGCGCAAGCAACACAACCTTCTATGGAAGAGCAAATGCTCCAACAACAGATGCCTGAAGGAATGTAGCTTGACTTTTTTATAAAATTATGGTATAATATTTATATGGATTTGAAATCAGATAAAGGCAAAAGCCTCTCAAAGGCTGAAGCCTTCAAAGAAATAAGAACTTATTTAGAAGATCAAATAAGTTTATCTCAAAGAAAGTGTTTAGATGATGATAACTTTGATAAACCTGCTTGGTCTCAGTACCAAGCTTATCAGTTAGGTATTCAAAAAGCTTTCTCTAAACTATATAATCTTATTCCTGACCAAGGAGAAAATAAATGAGTGAAGAACAAGTAATACAATCTGAGTCAACTACCCAAGAGACTCAACAACAAGATACCAAAACTAAACCTTTTGAGATTCCGACCGAAGCTCAAGCATTGGTAGGTGAGGGAAAGAAGTATGCTAGTGCAGAAGAAGCGTTAAGATCTGTACCTCATGCTCAACAGCATATCAAAACCTTAGAGGAAGAGATGGCACAGTTGAAAGAGGAACTTACTAAACGTAAAACTACACAAGAACTTCTTGATGAATTAAAGTCTGGAGTCAGACCTGTAGAGAACACCACTCAGGAGGTTGGACTTAACCAAGATACCATTATGGAGATGGTTAATCAAACTCTTAAGCAAAATGAAGCTAAACAAACTGCTAAACAAAATGCTGCTACAGTAGCTAATAAATTTACTGAACAGTATGGAACTCAAGCAGAAGTAGTTTATAATAATTTAGCTAAAGAATTAAACTTAACTACCTCACAATTAAACGATCTTGCTACACGTTCTCCTAACGTAGTACTAAAACTAGCAGGATTTGAAAGTAAAGCTACTAATATAGCTAGACCAACAAGTTCTGTTAATACAGAAGCCTTTTCTAAGAACAAACCTCAAGCAGAAATATCTGCTAGAGTGCCTAGAGGAGCTTCTACTAGAGATTTAGTATCTGCTTGGAAAGCCGCTGGAGAAAAGATTAAACAACAATCTTAAACTTAAGGATAAATTATGGCACAATTAACAAGTAATACCAGTGCTTTTATTGAAGCACAACAGTATTCACAGTTTATTCTTGAAAATTTACATGACTATCTACTACCAGAAGGTATGTGGAGAGACGTAACAGACTTTGGTTCAGGTACAACTCTTAACATTAAAACAGTAGGTACAGTAACTCTTCAAGACGCTGCTGAAGACACACCATTAAACTATTCACCTATCGACACAGGTACATTACAACTTACAATTACTGACTATGTTGGTGATGCATGGAAAGTTAGTGATGACTTACGTGAAGATGGTTCACAAGTTGATACACTTATGGCTATGAGAGCTATGGAATCAACACGTGCTCTTGGTGAAAACCATGAAACTAAATATTTAGCTGCTGCTAACGCAGGTCAAACTGCAGCTAACCTTAACTTAGTTAATGGTCGTCCACATCGTTGGGTAGGTTCTGCTACATCTAATGCAAGAACTGTTACATTAGATGACTTCATTGCTATGAAATTAGCATTTGATAAAGCTAACGTTCCTGCAGGTGGTCGTATCGCTATTGTTGACCCAGTTGTTGAAGCTACTTTAAACAGCTTACAAAACTTAGTTAACGTTTCAAATAACCCAATGTTTGAAGGTATTATAACAGAAGGTTTTGCTCGTGATCATAAATTTGTACGC